GAGTATGCCTTTATTGGTTTTAACCCTGACTCCAACCCACACAAGCAAGCATTGTTGTTTAACAAGAAGCGTGAAGGTGGCTTGGCACTAAAGCCAGTTAAGAAGACTGCTAAGGGTGCACCATCTGTAGATGAAGAATCATTACAGAAGTTAAAGACACATCACCCAGTAGTTCCGTTGTTGTTGGAATACTCTGAAACTCAAAAACTAAAAACAACATATGTAGAAAGCCTTATACCAAAGTTAAACCAAAGCAGGCTTCACCCATCATTTCACCTGCATCGCACTGCTACAGGTCGCTTGTCCTCAAGTAACCCAAACCTTCAGAACATCCCACGATCATCTAGCATTCGCAGTTTGTTTGTGGCACCTGAAGGACACCAGTTGCTAGTGGCTGACTATGACCAAATTGAACTTCGTGTAATGGCAATGTTCTCACAAGATAAACAAATGGTGCGTATCTTTAATAACAATGAAGACATTCACACAGGAGCCGCCGCTCTGTTGTTTAAGAAGACCCAGTCGGAAGTAACTGACGAAGAGCGCCAGATTGGTAAGGGAGTTAACTTCTTAACAGCGTATGGTGGTGGACCACATAAGTTAGCCAACCTCACAGGCATTGAGGTAGATGATGCTCGCAACATGATTGACCAGTATTACAAACAGTTTTCTGGGTTGACAGAATGGAAACGGCGCATTATTGAGACAGGTCGCAGAACAGGTTATGTATCCACCATTTCAGGACGCAGACGCAGATTGACAGACTTGAGTTCATCAGATGATTTCACCCGTTCTCGTGCAGAGCGCCAAGCAGTTAACGCTGTAGTGCAGGGATCAGCGGCTGATATCTGTAAACAAGCAATGATTGACATTGCAGAGATGTTGAAAGGAACTGGTGCTAACCTTCTAGTACAAGTGCATGACGAACTGGTGGTATCTGTGCCTGAAGACATTCTTGAAGACCTTAAGCCAAAGTTCATTACGGCTATGGGACATGACCGAATCATTGATGGCGTGCCATTACTTGTGTCTTGTGACTCTGCCTACAGTTGGGCAGATGCCAAGTGAGCGCCTTAGACAAGAGAATGTACTACCTCATGCTTTCACCAGCGTTAGGACAGTCTTTTGCAAACAGTGCTGGGTTCTCTATTCCTTCTGAAGAAGTACAGGAAGCAGAAACCTACGAAGTTATTTCCCGTTGGGCATTACTCACATCAATGGGATTGCTTGAAAGTATAATTCAAGCGTCTGATTGGTTTTGCGAACTACGAGAACTTAGTGATGTACCACTAGATGACAAAGAAGAATTTCATCGCACTTTGGTGTCACATGGTGTTTCTTTAGTTAATAATTTATTGGATTCCGAAAAAGTTATTTTAGTAATGGAAATAGACGAGGAGATTAACGATGAGTGACTGGTGGTCAAAAAAACTTGTTGGGCAACAACCAACACCACAGAGGACTTACCAAACTCCACCTGTATCCCCACCGATGACCATACCTATGCAATCACCTCAACAACAGGCGCCTGCACAGCAACAGTCTGGTAGACAAGACCTTCTTGATCCATCAAGAGCACCCACGGACAACATCACTATGGGTGAAGCACTTCGTTTGTGGCAAGGTGGGGAAGCGATGCGCAAAGAAGGTAACATGTCCTGCCCTGACTGTGGAAGCATTTATGTATTCTCCCGTACAGGCAGGGGACACAACACAATGGTTAACGGAGCCAGTCCAGCACCACGCTGTTATGAGTGTGGCTGGAATGGAATGTATGACCAAGCACAACCAAGAGGATAAAATGGCAGACTACGAATCACTACAATCAATAATTGCATCTATTAACAAGAAGAGTGGGGCAGGAAGCATTGTCCGTGGCTCTGACATTCGTGAGATGATCCCTCGCATTACAACAGGTGTATTGTCATACGACCTTATGCTTGGGGGTGGCTGGCCTGTAAACCAATGGAGTGAAATCATTGGTGAAGAGTCATCAGGTAAGACTGCTATGGCATACAAGACAATTGCGGCTAACCAAGCACTTGACCCTGAGTTCTGCGCTTTATGGATTGCGGCTGAAGACTTCGTGCCTGACTATGCAAAATCAATTGGTGTAGACCTTGACCGTCTTTGGATTGTTGAGAACAACATCATGGAGCAGGTGTATGACCTTGCTATTCGTGCATTGGACAACCGTGCTGTTGACATGATTGTTATTGACTCATTGCCTGCTCTTATTCCAGACGCAGAAGCAGAGAAGATGATGGAAGAGTTCACCATGGGTCTTGGTGCTCGTCTTACTGGAAAGTTCTTCCGTAAGTCATCCAAGTCACAGAAGCGCTCTCTTGTTGATGAAGACCGTGGGTGCACTGGCCTCATCATTAACCAATGGCGTGAGAAGATTGGTGTTATGTGGGGAGATAATCGCACAACACCAGGTGGTAAGGCAAAGAACTTTCACTACTTCTGCCGTGTAGAAGTTAAGCGTGATGAGTGGCTCAAAGAGAAAGACGAAACTGTTGGTCAAACCATCAAGGGTCGTACTATTAAGAACAAGACTCACCGTCCTCAGCAGAGCGCTGTCATTGACTTTTACTTTGCAGACTCAGAGCACTTTTCATTTGGTTCATTTGATGTGATTAAAGACATGGTGAACATTGGTATTGCATCTGGTCTTATTGAGCGTGCAGGTGCGTTCTACTCATATGATGGACAACGCTGGCAAGGTAAAGAAAAAGTGCTAGACGGCATCCGTGAGGATCTTGACTTACAAGCCAAACTACACGATGAAGTGTTTACCAAATACGGTATTGAGTCATGACATTCGGCGCTGATGAAAAGCGCAGTATTATGAAGCAGTCCAAGAAGCAGGAACAGCGCACAGCCAAGACCTACAAAGGTAGTCGCAACGCTGGTTCAGGTAGTGGTTGGTTGCGAAAGAATGATGTTCGTTCTATAGAGTTTTTATTTGAAAACAAACTGACTATTAATAAGAAGTCAATCACCCTAAAAGAAATTGACCTTCGTGAATTAATAGAGCGAGCCATTACAGAAGACCGTACACCTGTGTTGCAGTTTGACCTTGCTGGTCGTAGGTATGTTGTTTTAACCGAAGACGACTTTGTAGAAATGGTTGGTAAAAATGATTAAGCCAGAGGACATGAAGCGTCTTTTAAACAGCCCCTACAGGCTCCTAGCACCCGTAGAACGCCTTCTGTTGGAGAACAACGCTAGAACTACTGACGAGCGTGACAGCCTCCACCTGCACCCTTCTGAGATCTGTAAGAAGGATTGGTGCCCCCGTTCATCATGGTACAAAATCAAGGGTTACCCAGAACCTATTGAGTCATTCACTCTTCAACGATTAAATATCTTTGCTGAAGGACACCTTATTCACCAGAAATGGCAGAACTGGTTGACTGAAGCAGGTGTAATGGTAGCCGTTGAAGTTCCTGTGATTGATGAAGAACATTTGATTATGGGACACGCTGATGGAATCATTAGCGACAAGAATGGTCGTGCAGTTCTTGAGATTAAAAGCCTTGGCGTGGGAACTATCCGTATGGAAGATTACGGATTGTTTGCTCCATATGGTAAAAAAGAAATTACTATTGATGAACTGTGGAATCGTATTAAGAAACCGTTTGACTCGCATGTTCGTCAAACACAGTTGTACATGCACTGTCTTGGCATACATGAAGCAGTGATTTTGTACGAATGGAAAGCAACTCAAGATGTCAAAGAGTTTTCTATTCAGTTCCAACCCGATATAGTTGATGGCATACTTGCTTCGTGCCACACAGTGGTTCGTGCATTAGAAGACAAATCACCCCCAGAGAGACCTACATGGTTATCTCAGGATCATCGTGTTTGTAAAAATTGTAACTTTAAGAAGGAGTGTTGGAGTGACACGAATAGTACCAATGAACCGTCCAGTAGACCCAGTGGTAGCGAAGTTCCAACAGAAGTTCGGGTTACCAGAACGCCCAGTATCGGAAATTCCGTCACTTCCCAACTTCCTAGACGAGTTACCAGACAATAAATTAATGTCTTTGTACAGTGAGTTTATGGCGTGGGTTTCCTACGCCAAGGCTGACTATGTGCAGGCAGAGATTGCTGAAGAGCGTGCGGCTAACCAGTTGCGCATTACTGAATCTATGGTGTTGATCACACAGTGGGGAACTAAAGAAAAGGGTGACACGGTCACTTTGGCTAAAGCACACCGTGACATCAACCCAGAAGTGATTGAAGCACAAACTGTATACAGTGAATGTAGGGCATATCGCAAGTTGGTTGAGTCTGTCTTTGAGCGTTGCGAGCGTGGTGCTCAAGTGTTGAGTCGTGAGTTAAGTCGCCGTATTGGTTTGGCACCAAAAGAATACAAACAAGCACGGTACATCTCATGATAAAACCACCACGACTTACCTATGGTGGTGCGGCTCACTGTGCTCTACGGTACGCCACTATGAAAAAGAAGTCTGTAACGGCTGAAGAAATGTTGACTATGTTTCCTCACAAGTTCCGTAACTTGTCTCGTGTAAAAGAAGTTATGGTCATGCTTGCAAAGTACCAACTTCTAACTACCACACCGACTGGTTGGAAGATTAACTATTTTGGGTCTGAGTACCTCCGAGTAACTGCAAAAGGTTACAGAGGCGACTAATGGGGGATGATGAGAAGCCAGAACCAGATCCACGCACTACCCTTAAATATTGGGTAGACCTCTGTAGAAAACTACAAGAAGAAAATGAAAGGTTAAAGGAAAAAATTAGAGCCTTTTATGGTCACTAATTTTAAAAACCCCGATAAAGTGGTTTTCCAACCAACCAAAGGAGTACCCCATGGGTGACTTTATTGTTCAAATAATTATGATCACAGCAGTTTTTCTCTGTGGCGTGTTAATTGCAGATTCATACCACACGAAGAGGAAACCATAATGGTCAAGTTTAAATGTGTAGATGAATGCTCGGCATCATCTTTAAATGAAAAGTTAATACAAGCCCTATCAGAGCGAGATGAGTTAAAAAAGAAACTTGAATCTGTGCAATCTGAATTAGATGTGACTCGTAAAGAAGTAGGCGTTTGGCGTAACGAAGCCAAGAGAGAAGAAGCCAATGCAAAGCGTTGGTATCGGGAATGGTCTCATGTACTAGACCTGTACAACAACTTGACAAAGAAGAGTACCGTCAATGGCTGAAGGATCTGTTCCGTACTCTCAACACCTACAAATTGTGACTGACCGTGACCGTCTTGAAAGGACAGTGAAGTCTATGAGAGAGACCAGTCACGAAAGCGACCTTCTAATGAGAGATTTAGATACGCAAGTTGAAAACCTTCTAAACGAGCGCACTCGCCTACAAGCCACGATTAAGTCTCTTGAAGCAGAGATCACACGGTTAGAACATTTGACTTATGGGTAACAAGGCTAAAGCCAAGGGAACTTCTTTTGAGGTACTTGTAAGAGATTATTTAATCAATAAAGGTTTTATACACGCTCACAGACCTGCCCTGTCAGGTGGAAATGACACTGGAGATGTCAACGGTCTTGCCCGAAAGTCTGACATGCGAAAAGTAGCCGTTCAGTGCAAAAACCAAAAAGCCTTCCAACTAAGCCAATGGCTCAATGACACAGTAGAGCAAGCCAAGCGTTTGGGTGACGCAGTTCCTGTGCTGGTTGTCAAAAGGGCAGGTAAAGGTGAAAAAGCGTTAGGTGAGTCTTACGCCGTACTTCGGTTAGATGATTTGGTTCAACTGCTAGAGGACGCTGGTTTCAACTAGAATAGGTGTACAACTTATAACAAGGAGTACAACTGTGTCACAAGAATTGAACACAACTATTGACGATGTCCTCAAGGTATCGGGGTCTAGTAACCCCCAATCCGTGGGATCACTACTGGCTCGTGCTATTAACGCTGGTCAATTGCCTAAAATGCGTGCTATTGGCGCATCGGCAGTAAACCAAGCCGCAAAAGCAGCCGCAATTGCCCGTGGGTTTGTTGCGCCTCGTGGGACTGACTTGTCATTCATCATTGGTTTTGATGACATTGTGGGGGAAAACGGAGAAACCATTTCTGCGATATCATTTAAACCAGTAATTAAATGAGGTAATTATGGCTACTGAGTCTTACGAAGTAAGAGATGGAAAAAAAGTAATTAATCTTACTGATGGCATTCCTGAACGACCAGAGTGGAGTAAGCGCCAAGCAAAGCGTCAAGAGCGTGCATGGCATAATCTTCGTAGTGGAGAAACTGCTATCCGTGGACGCCTTGCAGGTGCAGATTATGCCACAGCAAAGCATGCCGAACAAATTATGTCAGGTGCATTTGGCACTAAAGGCAAGAAGTTTGAAGGACACATTGACGATTTTGTAAGAAAATCTGGAATGCACCCCAGCACTGCCGTAGCCCGATTTATGCAATATGGTCATTTGGGCACAGCATCAAACATTGAGATTGCTGGTGGCGAAGAATAATGCCAAGTTATAACGGACAGAAAGTATTTCGGCGTCAAGGATCTACTAGAAACCAGCCAGACACAGAATGGTCTAAAACGGCTTCTAAGGCGATTTCACAGGGCGCTAAGGTATTTCAGGACGATTCAGGCGCACAACACCTTGTAAGCCCTTCTGGAGCGCACTGGGGGACATATAAGCGCCGTGAAGGACTCTATGAGGGTGGAACATTGAGTAAGTTTAATCCTGACGATTCAGCACAAGACATTACTAGCGCTTACACTCAAAATGGCTACTAAAAAGAACCCTCGTTCTAAATCACGAACAAGCCAACGCTACGAGCGTAAAAAAGCAATTACTCGTTCTGCACGCCCTGTTTCCACTATTGGTGGAGGTGGTGGCGTACTAGGTCCATCTATGTCAGCAGGAGGTATGTGGGGATAATGGCACAGCAAACACCTACATTTACATCATGGAATAGCCCAGCACAAGCCCCTGGAGTTGGTACTGCCGTCACCATGGGTCCTGAGCCAGTATTTCGCAACGGTAAAGACGCACAACTTTCAGGTTTTCGCACAGCAGTAGACGCTCAATACCCAGACGGCTATCTTGGAACAATGGACGCCAACAGGCGTCAAGACAAGGTTCTGGGCACTCTCAGCCGTATGAACGCACGCCAGTACAGCCGTGGTGTTCACAAAGGCGAAAGAGTTAATACAAGTGATTACTTCTGGCCTGAAGAGTTCAACCTGTACACAGCACTAGAGATGGAAGCACAAGGTAAGAAGTTCGCTCCTGTAGGAGCAGAGCCTGTGCGCCTCACCAACGATGGTAAAGTCGGTCCTCGTGGTATACCACGGGGTGATGAACCCAATCAGGCTACACAAATCAGTCCTGAACGCCGTTCTCAACTAAAATCACTGGCTCCACGCTGGCGCTAAATGAAGTAAAATATTTGTATGGCTTACCGTTGGCACCCAGAAGAATATAGACAACCACACAACGGTCAGAGCGTTTTTGGTGGAGGGATGATCCCTACTATTAAACACCCTGACACTACGAAGGCTGATTGGCGTACCCCAGTTTCATGGGGTTCTCAGGATCATCCAGAACTTCCATCGTCAGCCCCTATGCGTCTGCAACCATGGGGTGGAGAAGATGAAACGGGTAACTTCACACAAACTGGTGCAGATAAAAAGTACACCTTTACAAAACCCCGCAAAAAGGGTTATAGCGGACAAAGTGGCGATATCTACTACGAAAAACCCAATGAGAACCCCCATGAGGACCCCCATGGTGGCTCAACTGTCCCTCGTAAACCAAAACCCAATCCCAAGTCACCCTCTGGTGGCATGGCATTACCACTTCCACAGAAAGTAAAGTGAATATCTAATGGCACATGACCACCGCATGAACCCAATTGCAGACCCATACATCAATCAGCGTAATGAAACAATGCAACGGATGGCACAATTAGCATACATTCAAAATTATGATGCTGACAGCGTTCGTACTGCGTTAGGTATGCATTCAACTAACTCACCAGGTCTTGAAGGTCGTAGCAATATGCAAGACGACTATGACGATAACGAAGAACAAGGCACTATAACTGATGCTGACCTTATGCCAGATACCAACATTCCGATTAATCCAGCAATTCGTGCATTCCAAGGGTCTGGACATGGCGTTCAGATTAAAAAAGGTAGAGAGGGTCAGTAATGGCACATAACCATAGGGGACAGTACATCGCTGACCCATTCATCAATATGCGCAATGACATGATTGCTCAACAAGAAATGCTTGCACAGCGCAATGCAGGTCTTCGTGGCATCAATTATGACCCTGAACAGTCAGATTATGACGAGGCGTATGGTCCTGCTGACCGTACACGCCGTACCGTACCTAGTGGTGGTGTAACTGGTGGAGTACCTAGCGAGAGCGAATACAACGATCAACAGACTATTGCGCAAGAGCGCCGTGTAAGAGGACAAAACTAATGCCAATTTTTAAGGGACAGCAAGTATTTCGGCGTCATAGATTACCCGACAAAGGTTATTTTTCACCACCAGAGGGGACTCCATTAAGTGCTGAATCAGCAAGAATCATGGACGAGAAGCGCAAGGGCGTGAAGCGCATGCCCGATGGTGGTAAAGAACAACCACCAAACCTTGACGAGTACCCACGGGGAAACAACTAATGCCTAATGGAGAAGATACCCGTTTCCACTCAGGTCGCTTAGTAGGTCGTGAATATCGGTCTATGACTAGGGGCACTCTTGCTCAAAACCAACAAGATGGTTACACCCATCCAACAGGTCCAACTACCATTTTTGGAGAAGAAGGCGCAGGAATGGCTCGTAGGTTATACCGTCAATCCCGTAGGACTGGAGCAAACGAGCAGGACGCCAGATCTCTTGCTATCCGTTATTCCATTATCGGCGCTCGTGATTCCTCTCAAGGTGCAAAAGGCTACGGAGGTAGATAATGGCTCGTGGAGAACACACAGAACATCACCCAAACCGTAAGGTAAGTCGGCATTTATTTTCAGGTGGTGGCGATGACGCACACGAAACAACGCATGGCGAAGAAGGTATGACTCGTACTCAATCACATCCCTTGCAAGGAAGAGGTGGTGCAGATACCGTAGGAACATACTTGGGCTTTACGGGCAACCCAACAGGACCACGCTCTCATTTCTTTTCTGCTGAATCTACTAAAGGTGGAGAAACTGATAGTCACATTATTAATGACGCTCCTGGTTTTAACACACCTGCAATGAATGTTGGCGCTCGTTATGCATTTGATCGCAAAACTGGAAGCCCAGGAAATATCACTCCATACAATCCTAAAACCCATTACGGAATTGCTGGCGCTCCAATGAGTGACACCCCTGCTAAGTACCACGATAGGAACTACCGATAATGCCTCGTGGAGAAGACACATCAAAGCATCCAAACCGTGGTGTAAGTCGTGGCGCATATGCCCAACTTGCTCGTGAACTTTCTAAAGGGTTTCCACAGATGAGTGACAATGATGGTCCTCGCCCTACAATGCACGGGTGTAATTCGTGTAACGAACCAACCTCCACAGATCATGGTATTTGCGCTGACTGTCGTTCAAAAGGTTACAACTAATGCCTCGTGGAAAAGATACCTCAAAGCACCCAAACCGACAAGTAAGTCGGGGCAGTATCCCTGGAATTACTGGTAACAAGTATTCATTGTCACAATCTTCTGATGGCAGTGGTGATTGGGTAGTTGACATGGTAAGTGACAGAGGTATGACTGGTCACCCACACTACACAAGCCAGAGTTGGGGTACGGAAGAAGAAGCAAATAATTGGGCAAAAGCCAATTATGGCACGGATCGTCTGCCTAATGATCACCCACGAACTGTTTAATGCCTCAATATCCGAATAAGCCGTGGCAGTCACGCCAAGAGATGCTTGTTGACCAAGCACTCAAGTCTGCTATTTCCACGCCTGAAGATATACGCAAGATTCGTCCTGTAGTTCCACAAGGACTGTTTCCACAAACTCGTGGTATTAAAAAGCAACCAATGAGTGTGTCTGATTGTTTAACACTAGATCGTAACTTCCCGACATACCGTTCGTGGATGTCTGGCGCTCCTGTGATGTTTCGTGATGGATTCATGGAAGCAAACTCAGAAGCAACAAGTCGTTACTCAATGCAAGGATTGTGGACATAATGGCAAGGTACCAACAAGGTATTGGCATACCAGAAACTCTCGGACCAAAACTTGGTGTGTGGAAAGAGCCAACAGCACCTGCATTTAAACCGTTTGCTATGCCAAACATTACTGCTGGCACAAACCGTAACTACGGTGATGCACCACAGTATGTAGACACTTGGAAAAGCCGTTGGGAACCCAAGCAAGGTGACTTGATGGCTCCCACAGGACGAACCAAGGCGTGGGGTCGTTCACAAGCACGAGCAAGTAGTCGTGGTACTGACCCCGATGAACCTGTCACACGACCACCAACAAGCCGTACATTTAGCCGTGACCCTGCACACTCTCCAGATACTCGGAGAAGCATGTGGGACTAGATAAACCAATTCGCCGTGCTGGTAGCACAGGTTCTGAACCTATCACTACTGCCCCACGGTCTCGCACACATGACCGTGCCAGCAATCCTGATATTCGCCGTGCTCTATGGGGTGCACCACAACCAGTATCTGATGTTTCTCCAATGTGGACAGATGTACAGCGCCAGCGCCGAGAAGTTTGGACACAACAACCCAAAGAAAAAAGCAGTTATGGTTCTCCTGTTGAGACCTTTGCACAGCGCAGACATCGTGAAGTCTGGGAAGACTAAATAAGGTAAACTGTATATATGGCTGTTAATGATTCACGCTCAATGAACCGAGACCTTCGTCTTGGTACAACCGATGGTAAGTTCAAGTCGCTTACCCCAGACCGTGGTGGTGAGGTTGACCCAACTTCTGCTACTGCTCGTATGGCTGTCACTAAGTCATTGTTCCCAACTGGTGAGGTTTACTCTTTTACTGACCGTCACCCACTCGCTGACGCTGGTCTGTAACTATGTTTGGTGCAAATAAAACACCAAAAGAAAACCCCACAACGGCAAAAAATCCGTGGTCGTTGGAGCGAGTTGGACACCCACACCAAAATATTACGATACGACATTTTGACGATATTGGTGTTTCTCAAGTTTTTTCGGATGACAAACTAGTTGGACATTTTGCAGGCACAAACTCTCAACAGGAAGCACGGCGTCATGCGTGGGTTACATCTTCGTCTAGTTACAAGACAAAGGGAAATCCTAACAATGACGAGTACAGCCGTCAATTCTGATTAAAAATATGTGCTAGGCTCCCTAGTAACTATCTAAGGAGTACCAAATGGCTGAAACCGACTTTGACCGAATCCTCGTGTGTAAAACACACGGTGTGATGTGGAAACTGCGTCCCTATGACGGACCTCCTGAGTACGACCAAGAGTTAATTGAACTGTGTAATCGTCACAACGCTCAAGTACCTGACCCTGATAATTGTCGTGCATCTATTTTCCGTACTGATCCTGAAACAGCATCTAAATTGGATATGGAAACAGTCCTTAAGAATGAACTTAAAGAAATGGATGTATACATCCGTGACTTCCGTGATGAACTTAAAGTAGACGCTCTTAAATGCTTCAACAAACATGACCGACCTAAAGGTGGTTGTGGTGATTGGTGCACAGAGGAAAAAACTATTGGTCGCAAGATTGGTGTCCCACCAAATAAGCGCCAATATCTCTGCATGTACTGCCCCGTTGGTTCATGGGTTGCAGAACAAGAACGCATCCAAATGGGTATGTATAAGTAATGGTTGTCATTACCTTTGATGTTCTTGCACAAGAAGGCGAAGAACTTGGAGCACGACAACCACTTATAGAAGGTAAAAAAATATGGAACATGTTATTTTCTGCATACGAAGGACGCATATGTGTACTTGCCACAGGAATAGAGAACAACAAAACACCTATACTTATGGAGTGGCTAAAGCGTGAAGGCTACAGAGCAGGATCAATTGATTTAACTTATGAAACATCTGCCGATGCCAAACTGGAGCGTATTCGTAGTATCCAAGCAGGATATGGACGAGTTGAATGGTTCGTTGACAACGATCCATCCACCATTGCTAAAACCCTTCATGAAGGAATTGCATCCCTCCTTGTCTCTTCCCCTAGAATTGCCCGACCAGAGTGGACTGACGGAAGAGTCATCAAAGGATGGGACGAACTTTCTAAAGAAATTAATGCCCAAGCACTTGCAAAAGCAGAAAGAGTTTGGCATGATTGATTTTATGAAAGAAATTGATTTTGACACTTGGATGGAAATTGGGCTAGAAAAAGGATGGTGTGGACCTCCTGTATGTTATGTCCACGATGGGTTGCCCATGTCAGAAGAAGAGTGGATAGAAGAAGAAGCCAACGGCGAGCCTCCTTGTATGCATATTATTCGCTTGTATGAAGATGACGAGCACCGTCTAGAGATTGAAGAGTCACACTCTCCATCCATCTGGAGAAAGCCCTACAATATGAGGGATAATTCTTCAGAGAAATGAGTACCTCGTGGCAAGCCGTCCTTTCATTAATCAGGTTCGTATAGCGTTAGTTATTACGCAGTCTTTATTGCGCAAAGCGATCCAAGACAGGGACATACCTGTTAATGAAGGTGATGCTGTGTTAACTCATCTTGACGATTCTTTGGATATTATTCGTCCACACATTAAGAAACAGGACAAGATTTGAAAGTATTTTTTGGTGGAGCCGAAAAGGGTTCTTACCGTTCACTGCTTCTGAGTGCAGGGGTGGATAAGTTTGCTATTAACCTAACCCACTACGCTGTTCCTAAGCGCAAAGTTCTTGATCTCGCAACGGTGTTTCAGGGGCATAATATCATCCTCTACACATCAGAGAATGACGAAGACCTATCTCGGTACGACTCATTTGTTCGTGAACACATTGATAGTTTGACTTATGTGATTGGACGCCCAGACTACGATGGGGCATGGATGGGTGACAAGTATGTGCCCATCTGGAATGACGGCTCTGACCTAGAGAGACTGACATGGCTATGTCAGAAGTATGGTCGTGTAGCGATTAGTGACAAGGCAATTACAGGTCGCAATGTGGCTCGTATCGGTCAGATTGCCTTGCGTTGGGGAACCAACCTCATTGGGCTTACATCCAAGCCAGACATCATTGAGCGTGTCGGCTGGGAGGCTGTAGTAGTGGGTTCATGGTCTAGTGCCGTGCGCTATGGAGAGACACAGGTGTGGGATGGTCACGCCTTACACAGATACCCAGCACAACAAAAAGAGACTGCCCGTAAGAGACACAGAGCAGACATACAGCGCTTAGGTGTGGACTACGATGGCGTCATCAACGATGAAGTTGGTGCAGTCGCACACCTTGCTATCCAGTCATGGAAAGCATGGGAAACTAAAAACTTTGGGGGCTATGACCTTATGAATGACGATGACGAGACAGAGTTTGATGACTCTTCAGAAAGCCAAATCATTATGATTTCGGGTGATAGCGATAGTACCCCAAGTGTGGCACCAAGGGGTACCAACATTGTTACTAACCCCCCCAACAGACGGCACGCAAACGAAAAAACATTGCTCCCGATTATGGGTATTGACACCATCACTTCAATGGGTACTCAAACAGCAGATGAGCACGGAAATGCAATAGAAATTGACCCTGAACAGGTACCAGTTCTTCGCTATAACGCTAACCCATTACGCCAATGCAATCATTGTTACTTGGCAAGCCGTTGTCCTCAGTTTCAAGAAAATAGTGAGTGTGCGTTTTCTTTGCCTATTGAGATTCGCACAAAGGATCAACTTCAGTCTGCACTGCGTGCTCTTGTAGAGATGCAAGTAGGTCGTGTGATGTTTGCTCGCTTCGCAGAAGAACTAGAAGGACAGGGTCTTGACTCTACACTTTCTGGTGAGATTGACCGTCTGTTTAATCTAGTTGAGCGCTTTAAGAGCATCAATGACAACAGAGATCTTGTGCGCTTTGAAGTTGAGGCACGAGGCTCTAGTGGCGTGCTGTCCCGTTTGTTTGGAGCCAAGGCTGGAGACCAAGCACGAATGCTTCCCAACGGTGGTCTAGACCAATCTGGTACTGACGCCATGTACGCAGACATTATTGATTTATCTGACGACACTCGTTGACATAGGTACTACTTAGGGCGTACAATGAGCGCCTAACAAGAAGGAGCGCATATGGAAAACGATTATGTTGATTACATCGTTGTTGATATGGGTAATGCTGAATGGATTATTGCCCGTTCTTACCGTATAGGGTCAACCTCTTACGACAGAATTGCTACTTGTCGCAGTTATCCAGAAGCCTGCGATATAGCAAACATTCTAAACAAACACGAGGGTGCCAAATGATTACCGATGTTGCTGTAGATATTGATGGAGTTCTCTTTGACTTCGCTACAACTGTTCAGAAACATTTTTCTGAGTATTTCCAAACAGCGTTTCCCAGACCAACTAATTGGGAGTTTTACGAGCAGTGGAACTTGTCTGCCAAACAGTTTTATGACACCCTAGATATTTTGACTTACGAGCGTGACTTGTTTAATGATTCTGCCCCACTGCCAAAGACAATGGTTGGCTGGCAGGCATTGCGTGAACAGGGACTTCGTATCCACATCATCACACACCGTTCTCCAACAGCCTATGCCCAGACCATTAAGTGGCTGGAGCGCTACAGGCTTACTCCTGACACACTTCATTTCAGTGGTCAGAAAGCAGACATCATCAATGCACTGGCAGTAGATGAGTGCGCTTCTATTGATGACCATGTCTTCCAATACAACGAGTATCGGGACGCTGGTGTCCACGGGTACCTATACACACAGCCATGGAACGCTCAATACGCAGGTCGGCGTGTAAATACACTTCCTGAGTTTGCGAACATCATTAAGACTCACAACGAGTATTGGCAAATGGAACACAACAACACACTCATGGAAGTAGGCAACGGTGTCAGATAACTACAGAACTTCTATTTTAGAAGAAGCAATTCAACTTATTAATGGTGACCGTAACGATGCTTACGGCGATCCTGTGGACGACTTTAAGACCACAGCATCACTGTGGCAAACATACTTGTCTCGCACTATGGAGGCACGAGGTCATTTGGTATTGATGCCACATGACATAGCAGTCATGATGGACTTGTTAAAGATTGCACGAATCTCGTGGTCTCCTGAAAAAAGAGACCATTGGGCTGACCTTGGGGGATACACAGGTCTTGGCTGGGATTGCGTTAATCGCCAAGAGGTACCCATCGCCTGCTTCTACTGCGACAACGGGTACCTCTGTGACTGTGGTGGGGCTGAATCAGCGCAGGAACGGCTTTGATTGCTTGATTGACTTAGCGACATCCACTTCATCTTCGTTGATTCGTCCAACGAGTAGTTCTGCTTCAAGTCGTGTTTTGTCAACCTTCTCAACAACAATGCGTTTCCATTGAGCAGGCTTCAGGAGTCCTTTAAGGACTTCCTCATTCCACGCAACGGTGTTGGACTGCACAAGATTGAGTTTGCCGATCTCGGTCTCAACCTTTGTGAGACCAGCAGACTGAAACTCAGCAATGATGATGGAGTCAAGAGATTTAAGTCTCTCGGTAAGTTGCTCAAGTTCATCCTTCATACGGATGCGCTCAGAAACGATGGTGGACAGGGACGGGTTGACTTCCGTAATACGGTCAGTCGTTGGGTTAGTTGCCATAGGAGCAACCTTATCTGGGGAGTGTGTCATTACACAACCTCACTTTCTATTTGGAGATTTAATGGATACAGAATGGCGTAGAGAGGCTCTATGCCTTAAGAGGAACAATGTGTTTTGGTTTCCACCTGTTGAGGCAGAGGCACCAGAGCACTATTACGCCGTAGCACGAGAGGTCTGTAAGCACTGCCCTGTGTGGAAACTGTGTCTAGAAGACGGTCAGAACGAACGCTGGGGCATGTGGGGTGGTCTAACGCCCAAAGACAGGCAAGGAGCCAAGGACAACAAACAGTCGTTGCTGAAGGCTCATGGATCGTGGGTGCGCTATCGCCAAGGGTGTGACTGCGAACTATGCACCAACGACCACAATGAACAAATGGAGAATGTAAAACTGAACATGTCGTGTATTCCGTACATGAATGAGCCAGTGGAGGATATATCAGCAGTTAGGTTTGGTCTTCTCTACTAAACCCCTATAGACTTGATACAGAGACCCATACCAAGGCTTTACCCCTGAGCACCCCCCTGCTCTCTTGGTGTGGGTCTCTTGTTATATCCACCGACATAGGAGGCTTCATTGCTGTTTGTTCGTTTAGGTTTAATCGCCACACTTTCCCTACCCACTATTCCAGTTTCTCTGGATGCTGAACCCGTAGAACAAGAGGTGATAGCCGTAACGACAACGACAACGACAACGACAGTACCTACTGACCTAGCAAACAAGGTCAAAGCAATGAGCCTAGAGGTGTTACCAGAAGAGTTACAGACTCAAATGCGTAAGAAGAAGACAATGCCTATTGCATACTGGGAGGCAGTTGCTGTGTGCGAGACAGATGCAAGCAGGCGTGGATGGACGGACAAAGGTAAGTGGGCTGGTGGTCTAGGTATCTATGTTGGTACATGGAATAACTGGGGTGGTCGTCAGTTTGCACCAACACCTGACAAGGCAACTAAGCACGAGCAAATTATTGTTGCGAACAGAATCAGTGTCTTTGGGTTTCAAACAAAGAATAAGTTTCGGACACTTGATGACAAGATCAATAACCGTCCGTGGTTCCAACATAAAGTTGGGTTTTTTGGGTGGGGGTGCATTAAAAACAACCGATACCTGCACCCAGAAGTGTGGAAGAAAAACCACAGCAAAAAGAAAGTACACTCTAATAAGTGAGCACAGAGAGCATACTTATATCAGACATACTGGGCACCTCAGAGGTTGCCACAGTTCTCGGTGTGAGTAAGCAACGCATCCACTCACTGAGGAAGATGGCAGAGTTTCCAGAACCATTCGTGACTCTTGCGTCAACCCCTTTGTGGAATCGTATAGAGATTGTAGAGTTCTTGACGCAATGGCGTCCTTGGAAGGTTCTAGGTAATGAAGTTTGAGCGATACACATGTCCTGACTGTCGTCAGTTTGTAGAGGTCGGCGTAAAGTTAGTGGCACCACCAACACACAAGTGCCCACGACACGCCAACAAGGTGCGTGTAATGACTCCAGTGACAGAAGAAAAGCCCCCCACCGATTAGGCAGGGGGCTACTTCTTGTAGTGGGTTAATCAATGCTGTCGGGTAATGGTGATAGTCGTGGAGAGTCACTAGACACAAAGAAGTCAACACCACCCCAGACGCCATATCTGAGGTCGTTTTTTCTTGCGAAGTTGTAGCACTCTTTACGAACATCACACTTACTACATAGTTTCTGTACCTCTGCAATCATCATCGCTCGTGTGTTACTGCGATTGGCATTTTCGGTAAAGAATAATGAAAGCAAGTGTGGTTGACCTTTGCAAAACGCTTTGTCCCTCCATTGACCACCATCGTCATACTTGAGATGTGGTAGTTCAATAAAGTTCGTAGTGTCGTAGTCAGTTAGTCGTTGTCCACGGGAAACGAGGGGCTTTACGCCCCCCGTTACCTCCACCTGTTCCATCAGGCTGGTACCAACTGCTTGATTGCCTCAAGCACTTGACGATCATTGTCTTGTGTCTTTCCGAGGACACCATTCAACTTGTTGCGCTCTGAACGGTTTGTATCCGTACCAGCGAACCAGTGGTTGTAGGTGTTCCATGCTTGCAGTACACCAAGAGATGTGCCCTTCCATGGCGAGACACGAGGGTCATTCTTGTAGATGTGGTTGATGAGTTCCTGCTTGTTGTTAATACGAGCCTGAACCTGTGGACGCACATTCACTTCCAACGATGGTGGTACAAGACGGTCAACGATTAACTTGAACTGAGTGTCGGTGACAACCTGTGTTGACAAGCGCTCAAGTTCAAGAGTTAATTCATCGGTGTACTCATGCACCAGAGTCAGTGCATCACGGACGCTCTGAATCTTGTCAATGGAATGCTTGCTGTGACGCACCTTGTGCTGTGGTGTCTGCTCACCGAGAGCACCAGCAAGCGTGTTGTCGCACACCACGATGGTTGAGACCAACTGGTAGGTGGTTGACAGCGTGCCGTCATGTGAGGTGCAAGCAAGCAAGTGTGGTCGGATGTCAAACCCTGACGGTGTCTTGACAGTCTCAGGCAACTCAATGGTCACATAAGCCTTACCACCTTGACGCAAGAGACCAGCAGTACCGATGGCAAGATCGCTGTCGTCAATGATGTTGGCAACATTCTTGAGCAACCATTCTTGGTACTGGTGTACTTGGTATCCAGACTTGAACACTGAGAACACAACACTTGGGTCATCGCTACGCACGATGGACTTGCGTGATGGGTCATCAATGTAACGAGATGTTCCGTCACCATTCGGGAACTTGATAGCGCTTCCTGCTTCAACAGCGTTCCAGAAGAACAGACGGCGAAGGACATCGTCTACTGGGATGGCGTGTGGGTAGTGGTTGTTCTCAAGACCGAGAGACTCACGCAACGATGGGTTGTCGTGCCATGCATTGCCCCGACCATAGGTGGGGTCGGTGTATCCGATGAGTTGGTCTCGGTTGAGTACGAGGTTGGTTTCTTTTGACATGTAATGTCTCCTTTGGTTGTTTTGTTTGTGGGGTGTAGTGCGTTGTCCCACACCAGTAAAACTACAGGTGTAGAGTACAACTCACAACTTGATTAAGGGTTTTGATTTTGTAGTGTTTCCATTACAGGTGGAATGAGTTCCCTCAACTCAATCCACAGTAACGCAAGGTCTAGGGGTTCAAGCACCTGACGGGTGTACGCCCCCTTAGAAGCCTCTGTGAAGGCTTCTAAGAGGTCTTCACCGTGGGTGTCAAAGGTTAGGTAGCGATTACAGCCACCGTTACCATCGTTCTCCACAGCGAAGGACGCACCATTGTCTCCGTAGACGATTGCAGAGAACCCAACACCAGCGTCCTCTACTTGCCATTCATCCGTAATTTCTACAGAGAATGTAAGTAACAACTCTGGCTTGTCGGGTAAAGACGCAGAAACTGGATCGTTGTTCTCGGTCATTTATTGTCCTTCTTTCCTTGTTTAGCGTCCCATTCGTATATGCCTACTGCACCAAACACCAACAGAATAAAAATAATTCCTGTAACGGGCTTTCCATAGTAGAAGATATTTGCAAAGACGCCGACATACGCACAGAATGCAAAGTAGACGAACATTGACGGGACAAAGACTCTCTTTCGGAATCGTGTGTAGTTACTGATACGGATGTTTTTCATTGGCATTGGTTCCTGCTTTCGTGTATGAAGTCAACAAATGCTTCAAGGTGCCATGATTCAACTGCATTGAATGCTCGTACAGTGTTCTCCTTACGCCATGTAACACCTGCTGGTAATTCAAGGACAAGGCTGTCTTCACCATTGACCACGGCGTGGATGGCGTCAAGAGCCAAGGGAACCATGTTCAATGGCACTGGTGGATAGCAGTTGTAAG